CTATGATTACGAGGCTTTCTAGTGCCGCCCATATTGCATTAGATACGGTGCTGGCATTGTTCCAGAATAACATTTGCGCCCTTTCGGGTTATGGGGTTATACGAGGGTAATGGATTTAATTGTACCAGCGGAGTTTACGAATTTCAGAGTACTAGTTGTTGAGTTGTACCACATATCTCCGTTGCGATAGTTAGTCGGATCAGTTGTAACTATTGGAACAGTAAAACGACCAGCGGTTTCTAATTTGTTAATACGAGCATCGAGATTCTGAAAGAGATCACGCAACGCAGGTGGCTGATTTACATAAGGCATTAGATCCTCAATTCGATGTTGTTGTAAGGGTTAAGGTTACGCGCTCTGCGGTATTTTCACCCGGACTTACATTCAGCCCAATAATACGATAATTGCCATCGAATTCGTTAGGGTAGAACGGATCTGTTACAACTATGCGAGCCTGATCTCCAAGGCTATATGTACCGAATACAGGATCAGCATAAGGCGGAGCCACAATCTGCAAAGTTTGAGGTGGGTAAGAGGCGGCTAACACTTGACCATTTGCCAATCCTGAAAGAAATGTTGAATCCGTAATGTTGGAATAGTTAGATGAATCCTCTAGTAGTGGCCAACCCGAAGCAGTTTTTGTTGAGTCGATACCAGTAGCGATCAACTTGCCTTCGTTAGATCCAGCGCCGGTCGCGTAAACAGTATTGACGGCCTTAGTGCCATCCTCTTTGTAGTTGTATTGCACGATATTTCCAGCCGGCAGGATAAAGGTTGGAACGCTTGCTGAAAGAGCAGAATAAGTGTTGCCTAGTCGTGGATAACCAAGTTGGAGTGTCTTTGTAGGGTTTCCATCGCCATCGTAAGCAACTTTTATATTGAAGTCGAATCCGTTGTTATTTTTAGCAAGATCCAATAGCGCATTGAAATAAGTCTTAAATTCGTAAGAGTAGTAAGTTTGAGAAACGACCACACCGGAAGTATTAGACGGAATGATAACTCCGATATTTCCATAAGGAACGGCTTGAGCATTTTGGATCAACTGTTGAGCAATAGTTAGTTGATCAACATTAGAGTAAGCCTGAGTCGTTGTAATTCTTCTACGCTCAAAATATGACTCGAACTCTCTAGCGGTAATTTTCAAATGTTGATTGGCTGAGTCATACTCTCTAGCCCATACAATTCCGCCCCATACCAAAATGCCCGAACGATCAACATATACGGCGCAACGCCCCGGAATTGTAGAAGCGAGAACATTTAGCCTTGCGCCATCAACTCCCGAAAGTAAAAGATCACCGGTAAAAGTTCCAGCCGCGTTAAGTTGTTGAGTAAAATTAACATTAGTAATTGGCAATTCGGCGATGATCTGATTAGTTAGAACATCAGCGAATAAATATCGATAGTAAGTTGTAGCCATAGGATTACTCTACCGCAGGATTTATGATGGCTTTGGTGCCATCCCACGATAAAACACCCTTGCAGATAATAAAGTGATACTGCCCGACAAAAGACTTGCTAGGGGTATTAATCTCGAAAGCACTTGCCGTCCAAGTTTTCAAGCGTATGACCCTATCTTCGTCCGTTAAAGTTATTATCCAAGGTAGTTTGCCGTTTCGACCAAAGTTAAAAAGGTAGTAATCTTCTTTCTCATTCATAAATCAAAGAGGAGAAAAGAAGCCGTCACGAATTGGATCGTAAAGAAATCCTATGCCAGCAAAGTTTTCTCTAAAATTAGCGTTATATGAAGTTTGTCTCCACATTGTATTTTCACCATAAAGAGATTGACAAAAAGCAATACCTGTGGCTTCGCCGTCTAATCCTTCGGCGTTATTTAGCACTTCGTTATTCACAACGATTACGCGAAGCACTTTACTTGTGTCATCTAGTTCAGCGAAATGTGCCATTAGATTGTAATGCTCCCGCTTCCTGTAAATGTATAAATCTTGTTGCCACCTGAGTTAGTGAGTGTTGGAGACCCAGTTGTAGAAGAAGCGTCGGCATAAGTATTTGCGTAAGCGACAATAACGATACCCGAACCGCCACTTGAGGTCGTGCTTGACTGATTACCACCACCGCCACCACCGGTATTGGCAGTACCAGCCGAACCCGCTGAACTAGTGCTTCCATTTCCACCACCTGCTTGACCAGAGCCTTCTGTGGTACTACCGTAACCACCACCACCACCTGCATACGCAACGCCAGTTACGCTAAATGTAGATCCGGAACCACCAGTACCGCCAACTCCACTAGAGGTACTGTTGCCGCCAGCACTACCAGCACCGCCACCGCCTCCACCGCCAGAACCACCAACTTGCTTACCGCCAGCGTTACCATAAGTGCTTCCAGTACCCGCAGCAGCAGTTGAAGATGATCCACCACCTGATCCACCACCAGAAGGTGCGTTACCGCCACCGGTAGCCATACCGCCACCGATACCACCACCGTTGATAGTTACAGTAGAGAAAACAGAAGGGCTTCCGTTGGAACCACCACTACCACCACCACCTACTGTTACTGTGTAAGTATTTCCTGCCGAAACAGCAAGTGTTGAAGTGGAATATCCACCCGCTCCACCACCACCGCCGTAGTTCCCACCACCAGATCCACCACCGGCAACAACAAGATAAGTGACAGATGAAGTTTTAGGAAGTGATGGAGTTACCGAGTTAGAAGCCGAAGATGCCGTAGAAGTACCATTTACATTTGTTGCCGTAACTGTAAATGTATAAGCCGTACCGTTAGACAAGCCTGAAACAGTAATAGGGCTTGCACCTGTTCCTGTAAACGACCCCGGAGAAGATGTTGCTGTGTATACGCTAATTGTTTGTCCGCCGGTCGCTCCGGCAGTATAGGCAACAGTTGCGTTTGTATTTCCAGCGGTAGCAGTACCAATGGTCGGTGCTTGTGGAACAGTTGTGGCAGTAATGGAATTAGATGCGGCAGATGCCGAACCAGTTCCAGCGGCATTTGTTCCTGTTACTGTAAAGGTATAAGAGGTTGAAGATTGCAAGCCTGTAACAGTAATTGGAGATGAAGATCCAGTTCCAGTAAAACCGCCCGGACTTGATGTGACAGTAAATGAAGTTGCAGTTGGTCCATTAGGCGTAAAAGTTACAGTAGCCGCGCCATTGTTATATGGGCGTGAAGTGCCCACATCCGTAGCGGTACCAATAGTGGGCGCGTTGGGTTGAAGGTGAGCGACCTTAGATGAGGCGATAACTCCCGGAATGATTGGCATTAGACAATGTCGCCCGAAACTAGCCAAGTGTCTGTGGCAATTTTAACTGCGGTGGCCATCGTGTTGACTGCACGAAGTTTAGGGGCGGTAGAAGTAGCACCTGTTGAAATAATAGTTGTGGTTCCGGGCGTTACGGCAGAAATTGTAGGCTGACCCGCGCCAGTAATCCAAGCAAAGTTAAGTTGTGCGCCTACTGCATAAGCGACAGATGCATTTGTTGGGATAGTAACTGAAATAGCGGAAGCATTGTTAAGCGTAATTATTGAAGCACCATCTGAAAGGACTGGCGTATAAGTTGTTCCAGTTTGCGCATTAACTGAATAAACTAAAGTTTTGTTAGTTAGAGTTTGTGTTCCGTTAGGGCTAACGAAAGGGGAAGTGGCAAGAGTTCCGTAGTTAGTAATGTTTGCAGTAAGAATAGAAGTTACGCTAGTGCCGACTGCAATTTGACCTAATGCTAAAGAGTTTGCAGGGGTAGCAGGAACAGTTGGAGATGCGGCAGGTGTTCCAGCAATTACTTGGAACGACACATTGTTTAGCGTTCCTGTGTAATAAGCATCATTAACTGTAACAACGACAAGATCAATTCGAGGGTTTGAACCGCTTGCAGTAGAAACGGTAAGGTTAGTTGAGGCATCGTTGTATGCCATATAAGTACCCATATTTGACTGGGTAGTACCAACGATTGCCGCCCACCCTGACGACACATTTACGGACATATTTCCGCCGCCATTTTGTGTAATCTGTAAATCGGTTGCGTTTACAATTCCGCTTGTTTTCCATATAGCCTGAGTGGTTAAACGATCATTTTCCGCAGGGTGAGATCCATTTTGTAACCAACTTGGAGGTGTTCTTAATGCCATCTTGTCCCCTTAGATATAACTGTTGTACCAAGTAACTGTTGCGGAAGTCGTACCTGCAAGTGTACCTGTTCCGGCAAGGTAAAATTGATTCGCACCCGGCTGAGCATAGAACCAGTTTGATCCGCCCGCAACTAGATTTCGAGCAGTAGAGCCATTAAGGGTAACGAGGCGTTGCCCTAGATCAACCACGATCGTATCCGTATTGGCATAAGTACCCTGAATTGTAATGTAATTGCCCTGAGTGCTATTACCCACGACAGGGTTTGTGACCGGTCCAGTAATGGTGATGACCGGATAGGTATTAGCCCACCCAGCGTTGGTGATTGTTGTTCCAGCCGCTCCACCGCCGTAAGTCAAAGGGTAAACGCGATTGTAAAGGCGGCCTAGATAGTTCGTGCCAATTAAAGAGGTTGATTGCTGGGTATTGTCATAGAAACGAGGATCAGGTGCGAAGAAAGTCCATTGGCTTGTAATGTATCCGTAGGTGAAATCAGGGGTAATAACTGTTTTGGAATCTCTTACGCGAGCATTAAAAAATTGAACATTCGAGGATTGAGGCAACTTAAACTGCAACTGATTAGTTGTGGAAAAAGGTGTGTATGAAGGAGTTGGTAATAAATTACTTTTCAACAAGTTGTAGTTTGCCTGTGCGTTCATAACCGAGTTTGCAGACCCGCCGGAAGTATAGGTATCGGTTAAAGTAACAGGAACGGTGAAGTGAGTATTGTCCACGACTGTAAGAGTCTGAGAAGTTTGATTAAACCCAGTACCAGCCGTACCCGAAGGATTTCCGCTAGATAAAACGCCAGTAACAGTAACAATCTGCCCAGTAACGAAGTTGTGATAAGCCGAGGTTGTATAGGTAATCACGCCGGTTCCAGTAGCAGTAGCGCCGGTAATCGTGGCAGTTGTATTGCTAGAAAGAGTAAGGATTGTAAGTACAATCGATCTTCCGCCTAGAAAATCACGACCTGAAAACATTCCATCGTTGAAACCTTGAGTATCATCCTGATTACGGATTGTAGGCAAGCCCTCAATGCCATCCGCCGTAACAATCTGATAAGGAGATCCAGCACCACCGAAGGCGAATCCATTCCACGCGAAACCATAGGAATTGAGCGAAGTTAAAGTAGCCATTAAATTGCTACCGCCCCTCTAGATGTTGATTGCATTGGAGAAACCGAAGTCACTCCCTGAGTTTGCCCTAGCGTGATTGCAGCAAGTGTACCCGCAGTAACGCTAGGGAGAGATGGATCGGTCGTATAAATACTGTTGTTAATTGTGAGATTGCGCTCGGTTTGTCTATCAGTAAGACCGACCTGTGGCGCAGTTCCTATAAGAGGTAATCCGTGAGCAAGTGCGTAAGCGTTCATTGATGCAATATCGGAAGCACTTGCATTTGCGTTGCCCAAGTTTCCAGCATTACTGCCCGGAAGTGCCGAGTAAGCGTTAGATTGTTGAGCCGCTACTCCTAGAGTGGCAAGTTGTGCAAGAGTGGCCTGAATCTGCCCTTGTAGTTTTGTAAGTTTGTCATCCATCGCGGCAGAGATGGCGTTGATTTGATCGTTATAGGCTTGCATAGATGCGGCATTTGCATCATCTAATGCGCGCTGAGCGGTATCCATTCCATCTTTGAGATTTTGATCTGCGGCGGCTTGCGCATCATTAAATCTTTGTTTTTCAGAAGCGAGTGCATCTGTCAAAGTTTTATCAGCGGCGGCTACTGCTTTGTTGTAAGAATCGGTAGCGGCATCTAGGTTTTTATCGTAAATGCCATTTTCTTTTGCTACTGCATCTGCAAGTTTTGATGAATTATCTGCCAATAGGTTAGAAAGATCAACACCGACTTGCTTATATTGATCCATCATTTGCTGAGTAGCGAGAGTTGTTCCGCTATTCATTTGCTTTGCGAGATCGTTTAAGCCGTTATCGGATACATTTTGGATTTGACCATAAAGGGATTTAATTTGAGCGGCAGTTTCCGGAGTTGCATTGAGAATTGCCTGTGACATTTGATCGCCAACTTCCGGACCTTTGGCGAGAACTTGATCTATGAAAGTTTGCGAATACCCTTGAGCCGCAAGGAGTCCGGCATCTTTCTGTAATTTAACTACGGCATCTAATTGATCTTGGAGAGCGGCTTTAAGATCACTAGCGGTAGCGCCTGTCTTAAAGAGAGATCCAATATCGACCTTTGTGGCGTTGGCGAACGCTCCGGTCATCAAGTCGATAGAAGATTGAATGATTGCTTGGCGTTTATCAGCCGCTTGCTTTTCTAAATTAACTGCCTGATCTGCATACTGATTCTGAATAGCAAGAAGGTTATCGTTATGTTGCGTTAGTAGATCAGCCTTTTTAGCGGCAAAGTCAGCATCGATTTGCGCTATTGCATCTGTATGAGTTTTCTCTGCGGCGGCTGATGCCTGATCATAGGCTTGCTGGGCTGAGGCATAGGCTTCATCGTGCTTACGATTAAGATCATCTTTTGTATTGTTAAAAGTTTGTAATGCTTTTGCCTCAGCATCACGACGAGTTGCTAAGGCAGAATCCATTTGATCTTGACGAGTAACGAGATCAGCGGCGTATTGGTCGTTGAGTTTTGTAAGAGTATCTAGGTTGCTCTTAACCAAGGCTTCGTGCGCTTTAGCGGCGGTAGCGGCTGACTTTAATACATTACCAGCGGCACCTAATCCCCCACCGACTCCAGTATCTCCACCTGCGGATGTGCCACCGGAACTAGCAAGTGCGCCACCGAGAGTTGGGAGTGTAATCTTTTTGTTAGCAAGGCTATCGAGGCTTGCTCCGAACTTACCTACGGAGAGAGCGGCTTCGTCAATTCCTTTGCCCATCGCCTTAAACGGCGCACCGAGAACGGGAATCCTTGCAACGGTATCGACAACCTTAGCGATCGCTCCGAGCAGGTAGCCAAATGCCTCAATAATGCCCTGTATGGCGGCTACAACGACCTTTCGCAAGCCTTCGTGGGTATTCCATAGGTCGATCAATGCCTTCAGCCACGCGCCGATTGTGTTGTTATACAGGAACTCGATCGCCGGCACGATCACGTTCATAATAACTTCCATCAACTTTGTCAGGATAGGCATAACGACCGCCCCGATTTTGACGGCTACATCATCGAACTTGGCCTTTAATACTTCCATCTCGCCAGCGAATGTGTGGGTATAACCAACGGCTTGCCCACCGATCTTGGCATTTAACTCATCCATCGCCTTAGCGATAGCCTGATTCTTAGGGAGAGTTGTATCGAGGGTAATACCGAATTCCTTGAACGCCTTAGCATTACCTAGCGTTCCCTTTTCGAGGGTAGCGGCGGCATCTGCTAGGGATTCGTGCTTGTAGCGAGCAAGATCAGCCGCCATCGCCATCAACTTAGTTGATTCAGTAGTCGATCCTGTGGCAGTAATTAACTTTGTATAGGCAGTTTCAGAATCCGCAACAGAGAAGCCGAGTGCGCTCATCTTCTCGGTAGTTTTCTGAACCTCTTCACGATTAGCGGCAGTATTTTGCTTCGCGTTATTCATCGCGGTAGAGAGTTGCTCGGTAGCGACCTGCGTATCTTCGACCGCCTTGATGGCATCGTGAAGTCCGGTGGTGAGAATCTGAAGACCTTGGGTCATCAAATTACCAGCGAATACGCCGAGCATTGTTGTTTTAAGAGAACTGAACTTTGATTCTTGTTCTTTAGCCGTATCGCCGATCTTATTTAATCCAGCGGTAGCCTCTTGAACGGCGGCAGTAAGGTTGGTGAGTTGAACAAGGACTTCGACATTTAAGTTAGGAATATCGCCAGCCATCGGCTACGCTCCCATCGCTCGTCGAACTTCATCTCTGATATATGCAGATGCCCTGCCCGATTGTATCAAGTAATCACGAGCCGGAACCATATAGGGGAATGAAACCCCACTTGTCCATCGAGGCGAACCCTGCTCAACTGCTCGCGCATACTCAGCATTGGAACTTACGCTTGCTACATAACTTTCGAAACCTGTCCTGCGAACAGGATTAGCGAGGATGTTTCTGTAAAGATTACCGGTTGCATAGTTCGGACCTTCACCCATTCTCGGACCAATATGAGGGTTATGGCGAAGTCTGTTGTTTTTTTGAACCGGCGGATTCTTTACTTGACTAGCGTTAGCCTGAGCGCGACTCCACAGATCGCGGGTAATAAGTTGGGTTGCTCTCATACCCGCATCATCCATACGCTTCTGCCAAGCCTTGAGAGCGGCGAACACTTCATCTCTGTTGTCGCTCACCGCTTCTCCATCTGCTCAATTTTGACCTGTTCAATCGCATCCGCAATTGCAAGAAACCAATCGGATTGGGCGGCTGGCAAGTTATCTACCTGCTCAGGTGTCCACCCAAAACGATCTGCGAACTTAAAGTAAAACCACTCTTTTGTGGGGTAATCAAGGGTATCGGATTTTTGAAATCCCCTGAGTAGATCCTTTAGTCGTTCGAGTTTTCGGTAATTACTTTTGGGTCGGCGGCGTTCTCCACAGTATCAGCGATATCAGGGAAAAGTTCCTTTGTGAGATTTTCTGTTTCCTTCATTAACGCTACATAGTCAGGGATAGATAATTCTTCGATCGAAT